ATTCCTTATTGGAATCAGCAATATAGTCAGATTTATACTGGCTTTACTGCTGTCAAGGAGCGGCGTAGGACGTGGTGGGGTTCTGTCACTCCGGGTTTCCCGGATGTCAAACCTCTTCCTTTTAGAAACCACTATATGGACTTCCAACGGAAGCTTCTTGACCCTAAGTTCGAGGTTCGCCAAGATCGATGGTTTGCGGGTAAACCCTATGATATACCATATTGGTTAATAGGGTCCTCGCAATACTACGGTGTTGGCTTTCCTGATCCTATGGGTCATGTCACCTCGTCATTCCTTTACGGGGATGTCAAGGCGAAAGCTAAGGTAATCGCTGATATTCAACGCCTCAAAGCAAATGTGGCGCAAAATATTGCCGAGTACCGTCAAGTTGATCGTATGTTTACGACCAACGTCCGTCGGATTACCTCAGCGTACCGTGCCATCCGGCGCGGCGACATTGAGGGCTTGTCACGCTCGATACCTCTGCGCAGACGGCATAAGCAGTCCTTGCTTAACCGTGGGCCCCTGGACATTAGGCGTAATGCACCTAGTGTCTGGCTTGAGGCTCAATATGGGTGGCTCCCACTAGTGGGGGACACCTATACTGTGCTCACCAAGTTCTACTCTCGAGTAGAATCTGGTGTGCGCATACGTGCAGAGGGCCGAGATCGCTACATGGAGAACTCTCGAGTTCCTCTTGGAGCGACCGTCGGTGCGGCGGCCTTTGACGATTATACCAGGCGCATCAGACGATGCAAATGGATAATCGAGTATGAGGTCGACGATACGCGCCTTGCCAACTTGGACGATTGGGGCATCACTAACCCCGCTCTGTTGGCTTGGGAACTTGTGCCATACTCCTTCGTAGTCGACTGGTTCTATCCAGTCGGGGATTGGTTATCCCAGGTCGGTTACTCACTTGGCTTATACTTCGTAAGAGGTATGAGATCAAGCGTGGCCGAAGCTACTACTGTCAGGAGATATAAGAAAGCCGTGGCCGATGCATATCCGTACTATTGGAAGGTTCGGGGAACCGATACCATCCAGAGTGCGGTGTTTCATCGGGAGCTGGTCTCGAACTTCCCTTCACCGGGTTGGCCGAAACCAGATCCAGGCGGTCTTAGGGGTAAGCGCATTTTCAATGCTCTTTCCCTCTTAGCACTAGCCTTCGATCGTAAGCCTCGAAAGTAGCTTGCGCTCGGAGATCAACTACAACGCCGATTGAATCGGCATTTCCCTTTGATAAGGAGGCCACATGGCCGCAGTTGGTAATATCGTCATTAATGACGGACAGGGTACCCCTGTCGCGCATACCTTCAGCCCGTCCACCGTTACCTCGGAAGTGGTGCAGTACCACGACCGTGTTGGCGGTATCGTGCTGGGGTACCCGGAGCTCACGCTTGGTCAGAAGCTCCCTGCCAATGGCAGTGGGTCGATCAAGCAGACTCTCCGGATCTCCGTCCCGACTCTCGAGACGGTCACTGGGAGCACTGGCGACGGCTTTGCGCCGAAGCCCACGTTGGCCTACAAGGAGCGT